GCTCTGGCTCTGGCTCTGGCTCTGGCTCTGGCTCTGGCTCAGGCTCAGGCTCAGGCTCAGGCTCAGGCTCTGGATCTGGTATAACTATATCATTTTTGTCCACACATGACCATATTTCCCAATGAGCACCCCAATCATTATAATAATAGATTGTGTAACCTGTATTATTCCAAAATTCTCCCCAACTATTTCTAATGATAAAACCCTCGTTGTTATATCCCACTATTGTCATTGCGTGACCACCCTTAAATGTTTCGTTCTCTTTCTTCTTCCACATTTGTCCTGTGTAATTATATACTGGAAATCCAATAAGCGCCGGACCATTTAAATGTAAACTCATTTTTAAATCTTCAATCGTTTGAATTTTGGCATAAGATTGTATTTTATTTATTTTTGCTTTTTCATATATCTCTCTTTTTATTTCATTTTTATCTTCAATCTTTCCATATGGATATAATTTTTCAGAACATATGCCATATTTCAATAAAAGTTTCATAACATCTCTTCCAAACATGCCATCGTCGTTGCTTGTATCATCATCATATTTATTTGAACGTAAATTATAAAAAAATTGTGGAGAGAAATATTCATCGAATCCGTAATTACGTTTTTCTTGCCATTCTTTCATACATGCTACACTTTGTGCGTAGCATGTTCCTTGATTACCTTGATTTCTTACAGGCATTAAACTATCTCTTAAGTCAAGTGTTTCCGGGTTTTTTTTACCAGTTACATTAATAGATTTAAATATATAGTCACGTTTATCTATTGGTGATAATGTTAAATTTAATTTATAATCCATTTATGTATATATAAATAAATAAAAATATACAAATTTTTTTATTTATTAAACAGCGTTCTAAACTATTTCCTACCACCGCCTTCTGGTTCAGGTCTAACAATTTTAAACTGAACTTCTTCTTCATCGCCTTCCAAACAGCATTCATAGTAGTTTGACATCCCATCGCTAAAAAAATCAAAATCATAATCACCATCATAACTCGAATCACCTAGTAGTTTTTCCAAACTACCTTCTCCTTGAAAGATCCCATTCGCCCTTGGTCTTACTAAAACATTGCGACCTATTATTTCCGGATTTTGCTGAATATAATTATGAAATTCAGCATAATTTAACCATTTGCTCCCTCCCTTTAAATTGTGTTTTTTACGGCGAAGACTTTTGCCTTTATGATGTTTTTTGCCTTTATGGTGTTTTTTGCCTTTATGGTGTTTTTTGCCTTTATGGTGTTTTTTGCTTTTACCGTGTTTTTTGGTTTTACCGTGTTTTTTGGTTTTACCGTGTTTTTTGGTTTTACCGTGTTTTTTGGTTTTACCGTGTTTTTTGGTTTTTTTTGTTCCACCAACTTTGTCTAATTGTGTTTGTGCTTGTGCGTTTATTGAAGCTTGTGCTATTTTGTGCATATTTACGCTAGCATTATGCGGTCCGTAAATTGGACCACCAGAATTGGAAGCCATTGGTGCTGGCATATCACCGCCACCATGTAAGCTATTGTTACGTAAAGTTTGAAGTTTGCTTGATTCTAATCCATGTTTATGCGCGTTACTTGTTGCTCCAGCAATACCACTGGTTGTTTTTCTATAAATAGGTACTTTAAAATGTGTGGAAGGTTTTGCGTCATTTGTCATTTATATATAATAATATAAAATTTATTAATAAAGAAATAAATATTATTGTGTATATATGGCATCCAATTTTTTAGACGAAAAAGACAGATTAAATTTAAGCGAAATGATTAAATCATACGGTTCAGATGATAATACCGAAAAAATTAGAAAATTAAAACACAGTTATAAAATCAAAGAAAATATCCAGGTTATGATGAATTTAAAAAAAAAATATGCTAAAATGAGACGCGATGAACCAAAAAAATTTGAAAGAATTGTAACATCTCAATGTAATTTTTTATTTAATAAATATACGAATATTTTTAATCGTTTATTGAAAGATGAAATAGATTTAAGAATTTTATTGACATTTGTAGATACATTAAAACAAGTAGAAGAAGGTGAGATAGACCAAAATGAAGCTTCGGTATTAATTGGAAAAATTTTAAAAGAACTGTATATTGATAGCGCCCTAAAAGAGAGAAAAAGTTCAAAGAAACAGAAGAAGCAACGGGTAAAAAAAAACGTGAAAAAAAACCAGTAAATAATATAAGTTGGCAAAAATATAAGCAAATTCACTTAAATAATATGTAAAAATTTTTATTTATTTATTTTAGTATATTTATAATTATTATCTAATATAAATATATAATGTCGGGAGAAACAAAAGAAGATCCAAGATTAAAAGCTTTAAGAACAGGAAGAACAACTAAATTTGCTTCTCATGATGCGTTGCCTAATAATGGTTTCGGACGTGGTGGACCAGTGAGTTTGGAACATTCCTATCCAGGATTAGCGAGTAAACTCCCACCCCAAATGTTACGTGAGGTTCGAAGCTTAAGAACATCGGCTAACCCTCATGTAACATCCACTCCCATGATACAACTTACTCGTGATAGAAGTAATTTAATGCAGCATATTAAAGCCGTCGGTAGCAAAAAAGAAGAGTACAAACCTCAAATAATGAGTGTTGGTAGACAACACGCCGCAATGGCCAGGGCTGGTGTTGGCGATGACCGAGTTTCAAGACATTTGCCTAACCATATACGTCAACACGTAGATAACCTTCAGGCACCCCAAATATCTGATTTAACAAAAACAGGATTAGGAGATTCGTCAAAGAGAAAGAAAAATATAAAAACACAAAAAAGATCAAAAAGTCCTCAATCACGGGGCGGTGGAAGAAAGAAAAATAGTCGTAAAAAAAGAAAATCATACAAAAAAAGAAAATCATACAAAAAAAGAAAATCATACAAAACTAAAAAATCTCATAAAAAATCACGTAGTTCTAGACGACGCAAAATGTAAATATTTAAGATTTAAATAATATACTAATAATCATAGCCGGTGTGAGTAGTTTCGATTGTGGGGACGAAGTTTGGGTTCGACTCCCATTTATGGTGACTAATAAACAATAATAAATTAAAATAATCTATAAATTTAATTTATTGTATATACTCGAATAAAATTGATAACTTTTCAAAATTGTTCAAATCCACATACAAATAAATGGTTTCTTTGTCACTCCTACGAAAAACAGTTTACAATAGTTATGGCTTTTTAAACCAAACTGTTCCTATTATTTTGGGAGAGAAAAACTCTAAATTTTTACACAATAAAACAATGTCTAATAATTGGTCACATTTATCTCGTGATTCATACGAGGGACATTTCGCATGTGGTGGAAATTGTTATTTACTTAGCTATTATCTAAAAAAAAACGAAATTAAAACCACAATTATGAAAAAAAGCATTGGATATGGGAAATATTTAGAGGACCATTGTTACTTACTATATAATGATTCTATCATTATTGATCCAACATATCGTCAATTTTATAGTAGTCTTATTTCCAAACAAAATGAATACAGTAATATATTATTTAAACAACTAGATTTTGCTTTTATAGGTACTTTAGAACAATTTAAAATTCAACACCAAATGTTACGTGATAAATATGAAGAAACATATGGACATACTATTGATGTTGATACTAGCGATTTTTGGGAAAATCCAAAGAATATTAGCCATCAGATGGACTTGGATTATCTAATTAAAAACCCTAAAATATGTAAAAAAAAAGGTAAGTTATACTTTCAACTATATGATTATCTTCATGATAATCCTATTTAATAATTTAGATAATAGTATTTAGATTTTACCAATCATATAATACGTTCTAGTATTTTTAAAAATCATTACAAATTTCTCGAATATATTTTAAAAATATAATTTTTTTTCTTAATTTTGGAAGTTCCATTTCATAATCATTTTTTTCGATAGTATATTTTATTATTATTCTTGGTTTTTTTACTATTTTAAATTCACTGTGGAGTGGATTCATTATTAAATATTTTGGTTCATCCATAATATTTAATAAATATTTCTAATTATTGATTAAATACTAATAATTGTAGAATATTTTATTTACATAATGCGCCTGCAAAAATCATAAAAAAACAAAAAAGAGGAAATAAAAATATTGAAATAACCAATATTTTATATGGTATAAATACGCAACAACTAAAACATTTAAAACAATTATCTTTTTCCAATCTCTCTTCTAGTATTTCTTTATTTTCATCATACGAAACAAATATATTATCAAATATATCGTCCGCTGTTCCAGGCAAATATTTAAAATAAAGTTCCTTAAATTCATTGTCTAATGACATTAAAAATTCCATGGCCAAAGAATTCAATATCATATCTTGAATATCGTTTTCTGCAAACACCACCCATATATTTGCTCCGTAAACCAATAAACTAAAAGAGAATTCTTGGAAAGTATCTAGAATTGCTGTAATACTATTTACTTTATTCATTTTTTTTAAACTTAACCCATTCGTAATATTATCCCAAATAAAAAAACTACGAGTAAAATAAATAACGGAAATTCCGCTAATCATCAACTTATTTTCAAAAGTTCCGTTTCCTGAACACACGTCACCATTAAATGAATTAATTTCGTGTATTACCAATGCCATATATAATAACCACTGTCCAAGAAAAACTAATATTGGAAGAGCCAAAATAAGAGAGAAAATATGAGAACAATAAATTTTATTATTTTTTTTTAATTCTTTATTCATATACCCCCTTTTTAAATGATATTTAAACAGACTAAACATACCAAAAGAAGGGGAAGCTGAAACAATTTCTTTTTTTTCTTCGGAAGTTATTTCTTCATCGTTCATTTTTAGTGGAGAATGATAACCAGGTGAAATTTTTTTATCGTGTTCTCCACCCAATAATAGATGATCAAACATTTTTAATTTGAAATTTTTACATATTAACGGTATTGCTTCTGATATGTGTTTACAACAACTTTTATTACTAGTCTCTTTTTCCCATGATTTTTTACTTTCCATACGACGCGGATTTAATCGCGTTTCTATATCCATTCTTACTGTTTCCATTTCATTCTTTGAGTTTATTTTTTTCATTGTTTATTAAGTTTTTGAATAAATGTTTAAGTAATTTAATTATATTTGTAAGATTTATTAGTTTATTACTGGAACAGCGTTTATTACAACCATATCTTTTGAATTATTCCCAGTAATGTTGTCGCTTTCTATATATCTTAATTGTAATTCTTTTTTTTGTTGTTTTGTATCGCAATTTGTACAGAAATCAACATATATAATTCTACATCCCAAACACATAATAATTAATATACATATTACAAGCATTATGGTTTCTCTTGTCGAAAAATTATAATCATCACTATTATTTTCCCTTGTATTATTATAAACTGTATCATATTCAGATATTATACTATTATTATTAATTATACTGCCACTATCGCTACCACTATTAATTATACTACTATTAATGATATTCTCTCTTGTTTGATTTTTAATTTGTATTTTATCAATAAATCTTGTGATATTTATAAAC